CCCCCCTGTTGGGGGGAGAGTGGGTAGTAATACCCATCCAGTAGTGGCCTCGTCCTTCGGCTTTTATGCGGAAGTCGGAGGTTTTCAACCTGGTTAGGAGGTAGCCTTTGCCGGCTTACAGCAAATCGCAGGGCGGTCTAACCTATCAGAGTGTTTACTCCGAACATTATAACCCGGGACTCCAGGATCATACTTTAGTCTCTTCGACGAGTATGACTGGGTGCGACGAGTTACATACGTCCGGACAGACACTCCAAGGGTTCTACCGCCGTCGGGCCAAAGGTGAGCTTTTACCATGGACTTACTTCTTCCAGTGGTCACGTAAGACAACTTATTGTGACACGCAGCCGTCTACTCTTAAAGTAGACGGTTTGCCTAACTGGAGCGAAGTCTGGACACCGGATATGCTGGTGTCTCCTTCATGGCTCTCACGCGATGGACAATCGATTCTCGATAGCTGGGATAAATCACAGACCTCTGTATTAGTACAGAGTGCTGCTGCGAATATCCAAGAATCGGGTTTCGACCTTGGCACTTGGCTAGCTGAACTAAGCAGTACTAGGAGGATGTTTGAATCAAATGCGCAGAGATTGCGCAAGTGGTTCGATCGTCACCAGAGACTGCTTGGCAAGCGACGCCGCCAACGTTCTTGGAAGGAGAAAGCCGCTTCCTGGGGTCAAGAAAGCGTTAATCGCTGGCTTGAATCTAGGTACGGTCTTCGTCCTCTCATTTATGATTGGAATAATCTAAATGAGGCCATGAACATGTTGGGCCAAGGGTACCGACGCGTTATGAAGTGTTCTGGGGCCTCATATGAGACTCCTGTATCACTCCAAAACGTCGCTGCCGGTGGTGATCCAGCTCGTAATGAGTTTTTCAATGACACAAGTAATGTCAAAGTTGAACTCAGGGGCTGTGCCGCCGCCGATATGAAGCTTTCACCCTTTTGGATTAATCCAGTCACTACTTTATGGGAGCTTCAAAAGTTCTCATTTGTAATTGACTGGTTCTTCACTGTGGGTGATGCTTTGTCTGCTGCAAGTTTTGTAATGGCTAATCCCAGTTATGTGGCAAAGTCTGGCTGTAAGATTACCGAAGATAGAGATTTCTATCATTGGGCAGTCGCTAAGTCGCCGTATTATTTCACTACGGCTCCTTGGCGGCACGTTACTAGTCAGACAGTTGTCAACTATCGGGAACCTGCTTCCATTTCATTCACCCCGCACTTTGCCGTAAAGCTTAATGCTTGGAAGGCGGTTGACCTTCTTGCATTGCTCGCTCAAGCGGCTTATAGAGGAGTAAAATAGTGGCTGCAATGTCCACGACCCTAACCGAGTTCTCCACTACTGGGGACTCGAAAACATGGACGACTTCCGGACACACGGCGAGTATGCCGAAGATTGTGGTCCAGCGTCGCCGCGTGCCTGTTGGGAATCAAACTGTCGCTGAGACGACTTTTAGCGTTATTCACGCTGGAATCGACGCCAACGACGTGATTCTTCCGCAGAAAGTGATCATGTCTGCTACTGTTCGCTATCCCGTCTCGGTTGAGGCGGCAGCGATCTCGGCGGTTCTCACGATCTTTAAGGATATGGTGGCCGGTGATGAATTCGCCGCGTCCGTCACGTCCCAGAACTTCCTCAAGTAGGCTTCGGTCTCTTGAGGATGAAGAGCCCGCGCAGGATAACGTACTACAGAAAAGAACTGTAGTTGCTATCTCTGCTGTGGTAGCTCTGATCGCGGAGGTATTAGGTAGAGTACTTCACCTGATACCATAACTGAACCGTCAGTATCAGACTAAGGAGAACGTTATGTTCCCGAAGCAGCTATCGTACGACGTGTGTCGACTTTACCTGCTAGATCACTTGTCAACTGCAGAGCCCGAAACACAGGAGTACGAGATCCTTATCTCTACCCTCGGGAAACTGAGGGCGAGGGATCTGGCTTCTCTTACTTCTGTAAGTGGTCAGTTCAACCCTGTACTACATAAGGGTTGGTTATTAGGTGCCTTGCTCCAAGTCGAGGCGTTCTTTAAGAAGAACGCGTCGTTTTCTGAAGAGGGTCCTTGCCGTTCAGCTGCTCTTATCTCCTTTTACAAAGGAGAGGAGCGTTGTCGGGTCACGAACCGTCGTCTGGATTATTACTATACCAAGCGCGAGCGTTTAGCTCCCGATCTTGATTTGTATATTTCCAGAATGCAGAAGACGATTGGCTTGGTGCTCGGTCCTTTAGCGAACTTTGTTCAGGTAATACCCGAACATGTTCGGCTGACCTCGGGCGCAACGGCACAGAGCTCCAGAAGGCAAAGTCAGCCTCATCTGAAGCTTAAACGCCGCTATACCACTACCTCCGGTGCCGCATCACACCTCCTCCGCTCTTTAGCAGCCTTTTGGGGCTACAGAAAGCCGAGAACCGAGGTTGTGTCCAGGAACCGGGTCTTGTTCGTACCGAAGAACTGGAAGACCTATAGAGCGGTCGCCCCCGAGCCGGAAGGCGCAATGCCTTTTCAACTCGCGGTCGATTCGTTTCTAAAGGGTAGATTACGTCGAATTGGCGTAAATCTACATTCCCAGGCTTCAAATCAGCGTGCTGCTCTTCAAGGCTCTACTGATGGCAGTATAGCCACCGTAGATCTTGAAGGTGCCTCTGATAGTCTCGCTATCAATACTCTCGCACTCTTACTTCCGTTTGAGTGGTTTGAGTTTCTTAGCAAGCTACGCTCTCTCCGATATACTGGAGAAGCGGGCGAGGGTATCTATGCCAAATTTTCCTCTATGGGAAATGGCATGACCTTCGCCTTAGAGACGCTGGTTTTTGCTAGCGCGTGTATTGCCGTTGGGAGCAAGTCGTTTAACGTCTATGGTGATGATATCACTATAGAAACTCCGTTATTCGATAAGCTTTCGCGGCTGTTACGCTTCTTAGGCTTTCGATGTAATGAGGCAAAGACGCATACTACCGGGTTTTACCGGGAGTCTTGCGGCGAGCATTATTACATGGGTGCACCGTGTACCCCCTATTATTTGAGGGGATCCTCATGGGACAAGCGTTCCATGTGCCTTCTCGTCAATTCGATGAGAAGTCGCTGCACACCACAGGGATTACTTTGGAAGTGGCTAATCGGATTTGCAGTTTCCGAAAAGCTTCATCCCGTACCCTGGAGCGAAGATCCGACGAATGGTATCCATATAGATATCCAAACGTCGTATCACCTAAGAGTACTACGGTTCAACCGCCATAG